TAATAATTAATAATTAATAAAAGTTTGATTTAAACAAAAGTTACTATGTAATGATATAATGTCTAAATCAAATAATGAAGACACAAAAAATAGCGAAGTTGTTCCAGAAGAGTTTGCAAAAGTAGTTTATGATTTAACAAACGATATTTTATACACATTTCCAGAATATAAAGATAATATGAATATTGATTTATTTAATGTAAAGGAAACAAGAGATGAAGACAGTATTAGAGCCATTTATGAACATATTAAAAAAGTATTACCCGAAAGATTTTTTGATATTCTCTACAAAAATGAAGATATGTTTACAAAATTAGAGGTAAATACCGAATTTTTACCAGGAATTCATTTTAAGAATTTATGGGCATCTGATATTTCAGAAAAAACAAAGGAAACATTATGGAAATATTTACAACTATTATTATTTACTGTAATTGGTAAATTAAATGAAGATGATTCTTTTGGAGATACAGCAAAATTATTCGAATCGGTTAATGAGGGCGAATTAAAAGGTAAGTTAGAAGAGACCTTAAGTAGTTTACAGAATATGATGGACAGTGATGATCCAGTGATAGATATATCTGGTATAAATATGAATGAACTTCCTAGACCAGAGCAAATTCAAGATCACATTAATGGATTACTAGATGGTAAATTAGGAAAATTGGCCCGTGAAATAGCAGAGGAAACTGCTGGTGAATTAAATTTGGACGCAGAAGATGCTACATCTGTAAATGATGTATTCAAGAATCTATTTAAGAATCCAGGTAAGTTAATGAATTTGGTCCAAAATGTGGGAGGAAAGTTGGATTCAAAAATCAAATCAGGTGAAATTAAAGAAAGTGAGATAATGGCTGAAGCAAGTGGATTATTAAGCAAGATGAAGGATATGCCTGGCATGGGAGATATTCAATCAATGTTAAGTAAAATGGGAATGAATCCTGGAAGAGGAGGAAAGGTAAATTTAGGTGCAATGCAAAGTACATTAAATCAAAATATGAAGATGGCTCAAATGAAAGAAAGAGCACTACAAAAATCTGCACAAAAAAAGGCAGAAATGGAAGCAGAGCGAATTAGAGTAGCAAATTTACCTGAAGTAAAACAATTAACTGAACAAGAGCTAGAAGAATTGATTTTTTCAATTGATGGTGATAAACCAGAGAAAACTATGAGAAATAGCAATAATAATGGACAAAAGAAAAAGAAAAAGAAAGGGAAGAAAAAATAAATAATTAAGAATATATATATAAATGATAAATCAAAATACAAATATATGGTTTAATGATCCTTCTGTATTATTAAATAAAAATGACATGAATCAATTATGGCCCACCGAAAATATGAACCGTAACCAAAAAATAAATGCAATTACACGATTAATAATAATATTATCTATTTTAGGATATTTATTAACTAATACAATTAATTTTTTTGTTACAGGATTTGTAACTTTAGGTGTTATTGTATTCTTATATCATGCAAAAGACTCTCAAACTAGTGAAGAAAATAATATGGATAGTAAAGAAGGTTTTACTAATCCTCAAGTATATAATGCTTTAAAATCGAATTTTACAAATCCTACAAAGAAAAATCCTTTTATGAATGTATTACTTCCTGAAATTAAAGATGATCCTACACGAAAACGAGCAGCCCCTGCATATAATAAAGCAGTTGAAAAAAATATTAACAATGAAACTGAAGATTTTGTAGTATCTAATTTTGATAATGATCCAAAAATTAAAAAGAAATTATTTTCTAATTTAGGAGATAGTTTTGAATTTGAGCAATTTGGGCAATATAACTTCTTTGCTACAGCAAATACAAGAATACCAAACGACCAAAAAAGTTTTGCTGATTTTTGTTACGGTGATATGATTTCCGCCAAGGAAGGAAATGAATTCGCTTTAGCTAAAAATCTTCCTAGACTTGGGGGCATAACTGGGCAAAATTAAATATATTTTTAATAAAATATTATTAAATATATATATATAAATGGCTGCTTATACAAAAGATTATACATTTGATCACTTAACTAGAATAGGTGATGATAGTTGCGGATTAAGTCAAAGAAATGTACAAAATGTTTCACAGGCAAATTATTCATTAACTAACTTTTTCTCTCAAGATTGTGGAATGAAAAGACCAATTGAATTTGCAACAAGTCAACCTAATATTAATTTTTCAGGAAGTCATCAAGTTGGTATGGGTGGATGCAATATTGATACAAACTCTGAATTAATGATTGGAACTATTAATACTCACCCTAAGTGCAGAATCAGTTTATATGAAAGACCTTTCAAAACTGTCCCTTATTTAGGTAGAGGATCATCCAATCCTGTATTAGAATCTCATATTCAACAAGGCGATATGATTCAAAACAAAAAAAGTATTAATACTACAACTGAACAATCATATATACCTTACCAACAATACCCTTTACTTCCATCTATTGAAAACTCTATTACAAACCCAGCAAATCTTGTTGAAGGTGTAGCTGCCGATGGATGGATTCGCGGTGGTGTCCCATCTCGTGAATTACAAAAAGATAAAGATTATAAAAATGGACATACAATGTATCAATATTAAATAACTTAAAAATATATCAACCAACTAAGTATATGTGTGATTTAGAATTAAATTTCATATGTACCTATAAATTATTAGTCGAAGATGATGTTGATGATGAAGGTATGAGAGAATTATTATATCAAATGCAATTATTACAAATGTTTAAATTAGATAATTTTAATGAAGAAGCTATTAATGACAAAATAGATAAACTATTTGATGAAGTAAAAGAGTTGGATTTTATAAAAAATATTTTAACCAATAATCCATATAAACTTAACTTTTTTAATAACGATGCATTATTATTTAGAACATTTTTCTCATTCGACTTTTTGGATCTATTTCATAAATGTTTACAATTACACTTTAATAACTTACCTACTGATGATAGTGTTAAAGCCTTAATACAAGAGTTTACATCAAAATAATATAATTATATATTAATATGGCCTCAACAAGAAATAATAATACAAAAGGAGATTATTGTCTTCAACAAAACAGCTACAAACATAGTCTAGATTATAACGAATATAAATATTCTCAAGCTGGAAGAGCATACGAAAATGCAATACCATGTGTAGGAATAATGCCTAGTCATATGCCTAGAGAAGCCTTTTCAAATAATTCGGTTGAAATTGAATCTTCTTTATTTGGTATTAATTCTACTAATTTAGTAAATCCTCAAACTCCAATTAAACCATCACTTAAGCAATTACCCGAAAAATCTTTTTTTGAAAGATTACCTATGTATATGCCCGAACCAATGGTTATTGAATATAACCAGCGCCCATTCCCTATCCCCAAATAATTTAATTATATAAATATTAGTCAATACTTATATAATTTTTATAAACAAATTATATAAATGTCTAGTAATAACTTTACATGTAGAGATAAATACTATAATTATGGAAGTTATCTAAGAAGTAGAGGATACGATAAAGAAATATGTGCTTTAGTAACTGATATAGAACAGGGTAAAATACCCATTGGTCCTATTATTCCTGGTAGTTGTCCTAATAAACCTACTACTATCAAAAATGATGTTACTATTAACCCATGTCAATTAAATACGGGAATATTACGAGTCAATGGTGGTTCTGTTGGAAAAGCAGAAACTATAATAGATATTAGTTCTACCAATGGATTTTTAGCAGCATCTAGTAATTACGGTATTCAATCAAATACCGGTATTAGAAGTTTAGGACCAATTGTCCAAGTTACTGATTGTTCTCATTATAATTTCTTTGGATCTAAATTTCATATATTTGGAGGAGGTATTGATATGCAAACTGGTATAACTGATTGTTCTACAAATGTAATCATACGAGGAAATCTATTAGTCGATGGATCTACGGTTGAATTAGGAGGATATATCGGTGAATCTTTAGACCTAATTACACTACCTTCTTTCGATAGAACAACATTTAGAATTTTTAGATCATCTGATGCATCCGGTAATATGGTCGAATATTATGTAGGTGATAATAGCGGTTCAATTATTACTGGTAATTGGGAAACAACTCTTACATACGCTGTTGATGGAAATCGTGCTGCTGGAGGAACAATCGATGGAGCTACTGATACTCAAGGTCATGTTAGATCCTTGAGAGGAATTACGGTTTCAAACCCTCCTCAATATAATCAACCTATTGATATTTGCTATAATACTGATATTAGTGGAACCTCCATCGCATTAGATGTGTATGGTGATATTATTATGAATAGTGGAAATAATGGAGCACCCGGTAATATTGACTTATCTGGAGGAGATATTAATTTTTATGAAAATGGTACTAATACTGCTTATATATCCAGCAATGGTGATGCTTCTTTCAATGGACATTTAACTGTTACTGATTTAAGTGTTATTAATGTCATGACAGTTGGAACAGCCACTACATTTGTTGATACTTCTAATGTTAAAACCAATAATCTTACTATCCGATCTACAACTAACCCAAGTATCAATTTTTCAACATTTTCAGAATCACCTACTGGATTATCTATTACTGCTGGTGCTACTGCTAATAGAAATATAAAATTAATTGCAAATAAAACAATTATGAATGATGCATCTATGTTAGATGTATCAGCGCAAAATTTAGATGTATCTAATACTACGAACACTCCTATTTTAAATGTAGGTACTACTGCAACTATTAATGAAGCAATAATTGATAGTTCTTTAGTTACTGATTTTATTAGATCTAAGGTAAATAATGATTTAACAATTAGAGCAGCACCTACAGGCAATAAAAATGTAGTATTTGATGCTAGTACCGTAATTATTAGCGATTTAAGTGTTAATTCTGCAAATTATAATAATTTATCGGTTAATGATTTATCTGTTATTAGTAGTGCCGAATTTTCTGGAGATGTTTCTATGAATGATACATTACATGTAGCCGGAATACTAACAGCTGATAGTTCTTTAGTTACTGATTTTATTAGATCTAAGGTAAATAATGATTTAATAATTAGAGCAGCACTTACAGGCAATAAAAATGTAGTATTTGATGCTAATAAAGTTGTTATTAATGATTTAAGTGTTAATACATTTGCTTCTATATTTGATTTAAGTGTTATTAATACATTAACTATAGGTGCATCTACCACAACTATTGATACAAGTGGTATTACATGCGATACAGTAACAGCAAATACATTTATAGGAGATATTTCATCAAATGATATTGTAGACATATCTAATGCTATAGCCCTACTAGATAATTCTGTAAATGCATTGGAAACCTCTGTAGTCACACTAGATAATTCTGTAAATGCATTGGAAATCTCTGTATCCACACTAGATAATTCTGTAAATGCATTGGAAATCTCTGTAGTCACACTAGATAATTCTGTAAATGCATTGGAAACTACAATTTCAAATTATGATATATCGTTTGTTACAAATGATTTAAGTGTAAACACTTATGCATCTTTTAATGATGTAAGTATTAATACATTGGAAGTAGGAGATAATACTACTCTATCTGAATTAATAACAGGGAATTTTTTAATTAGTAATAAATCAACAGATGGAATCACTATTCAAACCAATGGAGGCACCAATGAGAAAATTACAATCCAAACCCTACAAGGTGCCAACAATGATTCAATTTCTATTAAATCATCTTCAGGTGGTGTGGATATTAGTGCAAATGGAACAATAACTTTCAATAAAAATCCTAAAACACAAGAGTCTAATAGAACATTAACTAATTATGGAGAAACAATAAGTATTATAGACATATCTAGTAATAAACCCGTCCTCGGTTACTCAGCAGGACAACATGATCTTAGTTTTTCAAGCATTCTATATTCCAATATAGACAATTCTGCTAATTTATTTTCAAATAGTTGTATAGATTTTAGTAACAATCAATCAATTGTAGGAAATTCCATATGGGAAATGTATTTTTCAGTTCCAGCTGAATTTTCAAATCAAGCTGATAGTATTGCTGTAGTTTTAAGTGAAAAAAATGGTTCAGACGAAATAATAATAGATACAAGAAGCATAGGAAAAGAAGATGGATTTAAAACTATAGTTTTTGGTCCAAAATCATTTATTTTTACATCTAATTCACCTGATATTAATTACATAAGTAAACAATGGAATGTAAGTTTTGATATATGTGGTGGTTCTATTAAAACAAAAAAAGGAAGATTCACAATGAAACAAAAATCAATAATATAAATATTTAATTTAATAATAATTTTAAATATTTATCTTGGAATCTCTCCTTTAGGGTCATCATTATCATATGGAATAGTATATGGATCTGCGCCATTATAATTAACATTATAACCTAAGTCATGTAAAAATCCTACAGTAATAGAACTAACAGGTAATGATCTAGTATCGTTTTCAAGCCAGCCAGTCATAATTTCTTCATCAAGTCCTGGATATAAAATACCATCAAATGTTCGTGTATTGGTAGAAATACCAGATTCATGACCTTCTTCGGGATGTGATAATGCAGTACCGTTTCCACCGTCATCTTCTACAGGAACAAATAATAGATTATATGTAGGTCCTGAAGGACTAGTATATGATATAGATTTATTATACTCTTGTACAGCTCTAGAGCCAACATAAAAATAAGTGTTTGTATCAGGATCTAAACCCTTTGTATTTTGCAAGTTCCATAATGCACCAATGCCAAATAAATGACCGATTTCATGTAATAATATATAATATGCATTAGATTTACCATCGTCACGAAGAGTAGTGATACTATTGTTCCAATAGTTACTATTTAGAGTAATATTTCCATGAGAACCTATACAATCACCTAAATAATAATTGCTATAAATATTAGGATTTATAAATCCAGGATTTTGTGGATCTTCATAATCTTCAAATGTTTGTGATGATATAACATAATATTTTGATAAGGAAGCACCGCCAAGTATTCCTTCGGATAAAGTAGAAATATTAATAGAAATATTTAAAAAAATACCATTAGGTGTAGAATTAATAACAGATTCCCATTTATGAACACATTGATCAATAATTGCTTGATCATTATTAGATAATAAGTTATAATTTGTAATGTTTATAAAATTATATAATTTTTGATCAGGATTTGCAATTGGATCATTATCATCAGGATCAGGTCCGGGATCAAGAATATTAGTGTTATATTGTCTATTTGTAAAATGATTTGATATAAATACCATATTGTATATATATCAAAAATATAATTTTAAGTATAATAATTTTGAATATTAAAATAAATATTATCATTAATTTTTGTAAAAGATAAAAGGGATTTTTGATTAGAATTAACAGAGACAGATCCTTCACTAAATCCAAAATAAATTTTACTGGAAATATTAGTCCAAGTACCATTTTTGAATTCAAAAAAGTTGCCTGAATTTTTATTGAAAGAAAACGATGTATTAGAGAATGGTGAAAATTCTATTAAAAATTGTGCATTATTTTCAAGTCCTTTAAAATAATAGTTGCTACATTCAATTTTTGTATT